AACCATTAAAGTTTTTTCGGTTTTTGGACGACCAGCACCGGCACGAACGCCACCATGTTTAATTTCAGGCATTGAATGAAGCCTCCAACCACTGACAAATCTCTTTGCGTACCAATGAAGGGGTAGCATTATCAGGAACATAAATATCAAGATATTTATCCTGTGTAATAACAATATAGTTAGAACGAATCTCCCAATAAAATTCAACCTTCCCGTGCCAATCGCACCATACGCAATTTTTAGTGTTTTCTTTGAAGTTCAAATCTGATTGTTTCATGTCGTTTCCCCTTGAATTTGGTATACAGTAATCATAACACAATCTTGATTAATGTATACATATTTCTAGTGAAAAGATGAAATATTTTTGATGGTCGGGAATAGGATTGGCAGCGCACAATGAAGATTATATTAAACTCGCCTTTGGCGTCCCCTGCGCTAGCGCATTATGGCAGGGGCAGCAGTTCAACATGAATCTACGGTCACATTGTGCGCAGCTTTATTTGCGACCGTTACAACGTTCATAGTCGTCATAAGCTAGCATTATTGACATTACAACAACAAAAACAATGAAAATGCCAATGCATTGTAAAACCTCGTAAAACGTTGGTATAGCAAGCATAAATAATCCTTAAAGTGAATGATTGGGGGGCGCTTCGCCTGCCCCCCTATCTGTGCCTACGAAGACGCCAATTGATTATTGGTTTCTAGTGGTTGGGGTTTATCGAGTGGATTGCAAGTGATAAAGGTCGTGAAGTCGTTAAACGTCAATCTGACTAGGCACTCACTGATTGGGTGCTGTGTGAATCCAATTGCGTACGGGTTAAATGATTCGCCCGTTTCGGGTTTGTAAAACGCATAATCAAACGTAACGATACCCGTTGAATACTTAATGTATTGTGAACCAGAAATATAGACGCCAGTTACGGCCTTCTCGACATAAGACGTCAAAGCCCCCTTCTCAGCGTCATTAAGCAGCGTTGAGGAACTGGGACGATATGAAACTTTAGATTCAGCAACGGAACTTGCTGGAGCTGCTGAAACATCACTAGGTTTAGGCTCAGAACTTGAAGCAAACAGTTTAGTTGACATTAATAAAGCAATTAAAAAACCCATTATCACCAAAATAATTAGCGCGTAGTAAAAGACCTTGGGCATTTTAAATTTGTGAGTGTGCATTTCAGCACTGAAATAAGAGCCATAGAAGTTAGTAGGTCTTTTAATAAGGGAATTTTGCGTTGCTTTCAAATCAAAGTAATTATCAGCATCAAAGCTCTTAGAATGCTCATAACGTGTTACACGATTACCGCCAAAAGGATTGTGATAGTGCACATGATTGTTCACCAGCTTACGAACGTTACTGTCCAGTAGCATTCTATCCTGAGTAATCAAATAAACGTCATAGCCACTGTGACGGTGTGTTTCAAACTTAGAAATATGGATAGGCACAACAGAGCCAACGGCTCTTGGAGGGAAGAATTGCTGGCATTCATCAATAATAATCTTGCTGGTCTTTGGCAATAGATGCCAATCTCTAGCGTTCTCAAAATGTATGAAATGCAAATTAAACTGTACCAAGGAATCAAATGTAAGTTGGTCAGGTGGCATATTAGACATGAATTCTTCAATGCGAGTTAATTGCTTTTTAGTATATAACTTTCGAACCCAATAAAGCCAAGTTTCTAGCGGGTTAGATGCCTCAAATAAACTTTCAAGCCACGGAACATCCTCTAATGATACAAACTCATCATCAGCATGGACTCGCTTAATAATCTTATTAAGACGCTTCAATGCGCCCTTATTCTTTAGCCTTAATAAATAATTGCCATAGAACCAACCCGAAAAACTACTTGCAACGCGAAAATCCAACATTAACAAACGAATGTTGGTGTAATAAATTGGCCTATCACCCTGATTAGTAGTGACAACATGCGCCAAAGTATTAAGGCTCTTTGACGCTCCGGGCTTACCAGTACACAGTCCTAACATTATGCACCCCAATCTACATCGGATTTATCACCTGGCTTACGCCATACCATTTTGCGCATATCCCCCGCTCTGGAGGCACCCTTTAAGACCATCAAGGCGAAGCCGCTAGACATCATAATGTTTAAGGCGGTGTCTATGCCTAAAAGGTGTATAAACGTTGCAATGTGAGCTGGAAGAACGCCTGTGGATGAATTCAACTTGTCGATAATTGAATCAAAAATCAAACCTACACCCGCGTAAGTTACTGTGCCAAAGCCGACAGCGACAGCAACACGGGCAACCGTGGCCGTCAAGAACTGGGCAAGAAAAGGAAAAACAGAAGCGAGGAACATAAAGAAATATGGCATAAGTCACCTATGTATATTTAGCGATCATTAAACCTGCGCCAACAGTGGCGAAGGCAATTACAAACCATTTGATAACAGCGGCCAACTGACAGAAAGGACTTAAATCAATGGTGATTGTGGATATAACAACATCGACAACATAAGGAGCTGGACACTCAGAAGAACCACCAGAAGAAAAACCATTTCCGTTACTGTAGTGATTCATCAATGCACTGGTATCAACCTTGCCAGCATCAATATTTTGAATATCTGATTCCTCAGAATCGTTATATTCCCTGAGACTTGCAGTTAATGAATCAACCAAACCCTGAGCATCAGCTTCATTTTTAGTAGCAGCACAGGAACGCTCCCAAGCTTTACGAGCGATATAACACTCAGGAGTATTAGACGTACAAGTGAAAGCAGAACAACCCGTTTCAGAAATAGAATCAGGGTCAGCACCAGTACCGCCAGAAGGAATATCGCCAATAGCGTCAACTATGTTTTTTGAAGAGTCACCAACTGAACCCTGTAAGCTGGATATAGATTCATTTAGAGAAGTTAATAACGCTTGTTCTTTATCACTATCAGAATGAGCGCCAGCAACAATATCAAGAGCAGCATAATCAATAGAATTAGACAAACCCTCTAAATAAGAAGATGAGTTTTTAATAAAAGATAACTTTGTACTGATATCTGAAAGTGTTTGTGAGTAATCTTGACCACTACCAGAACCAGAAGTATTTTGAACAATCTTTTGAATATTCGACTGCAGACCATTAAGTTCAGTCAAATGGGAAGTAATACCCCCCATTTGATTGCTGAAATTAAAATCTTCCAATTGATGCCTAACACGCCAAAAATTTTTATCAGCAGCATTATCACGTATATCATTCAACCTAAGCTCAAGAATACGGCCTGTGCTATTAATTGCATTGACAATATTGCTATTGTCAAAAGTCTTTCCTAATAAAGAGTTCATTTGATGCAAAAGAGAATTAGTAGTTGTATTTGCATCAAGATTGCGTTGTGTTAAAGACGATAATTCAGTATTAAATTTATAATCATAATCAAAACGAACCTTTAAAAACTCCATAAGACCTTTAGTAGTACCAGAACCATTTACAAACTCATCTGTACCGTAAGGTACTTGAGGGATTTCTGGGACATCAGGAGGTACATAGCCCTGACATGAATTAGCATCAGTTGCATGATAAGCCATTTTTACATAACAAACTTGTTGCGACGGATCACCAACAGCACAAAACCAGTCAGTGCCATACCAAGAAAAATTATCAGAATCACACTGAGAGCTATAAAGCGATTTTGATTCAGTCTCAGCGGTAGGGCCGATAAATTCAAAAGATAAAGGCAAATTAGGTGTAGCTGGGGGGGTGTAAGCAGAGAACGCAGGGAAAGAGGCAACTAGAAAAATAATCGCCTGACAGCATCTACTAAAACCAAGAGAACGAATATCCATATTAAATCCGTCAGTGTTATTAGCATAAAGCCTCAAAGCGGGGCGAACCCCGCGGCATTTGAATTTGAATTAACCGAAAAACGATGCCTTAGCCCATTTAAATACAACAGCAATAGCGGCAAGACCTAACATGGCGCCACCAATAGCAACGATGGCTGGAATGCCCTCAGACGTTAAAGTGCCAACAGCGGCAGATACATCGAGAACGCCAGCAGCATTGGCAGCAGGGGTAACGGCAACAGCTACAGGAACAGCAACAACAGATAAAACACGTCTTAATTTACTCATGATAAAACTCCAGACTAAAAGCCGAATTGTCGGCGGGCGATTTTAAAAATAAACACAACCGCGTAGAGTGACGCGGCAGCACCAAACAAAAGCAAAACCTCAGAGGCCGATAGCTGTCCCTGTAAATCCCTTGCGTCAACTAAATAAAAGCCGTCACACGGCTGAGTAGAGCTAACTAAAAGAGAATTATCGGGCTGCTGAACAACGCATAAGGTCATGATTTTGAATTCCTAGTAATTAGAGGATGACTTTTCTGTTTTAGGCTTTGAGTCAGCCTGAGTTAACGGAAGCAACTTAAAGTTATATGGATTAAATTTAAGTTGACCACGACCATAATAATTTTCGACTTCAAACGAATCATCATGAATCGTATATTCTCCCGCTGGATAAGCCTCTAATAACGAATTATGAGTAACAGTTAATTGAATTAACTGGCGACCCTTTTTTAAATACACTTTTTGGTCATAAACCTGTCTATCAGGCTTGCTGTCCTTGCCTTTAATAACGCGCATTTCACAAGCAACTTCATCAGGGAAAATTTCAAAAGTAAGCATAATATTGTCTCCTTTAAGCAACAGATAAGTGACGTGGCATTTGATACCAAGACGGAATTTGAACGGGTACGGGTTTTATTTCGCGTGTAGCAGTGACATAAATTGGACTAAATTTGGCGATGTTACAGCGCTGAGCAATGTCTATACCGATTTTACGCAGACGGGCTCTGTGCGACTTAACCTGTGATTTACCAAAATCAAAGGTATGGCCATGCATCCACTGAACAGCATAAATGGCAGTAGTATTGGCAGCGCGTGTAGTTTCAACGATACCGAGTGTTAATAGGCGTTCAGAGATAGATTCGAAATCCATGGCGGTTACCTGCAATTTTTTATCAACGTTTAAAAATTCATCGTGTAGTTGGTTTAAGCGGGATAAATCAGACATACCCCAATAGCAAAAGTCATTTTTTTGTAAATAGCGTGATTTTAATTTCTGTTCAAAACGAACAATTCCAAGTGAACGGCAATATTCAGCAAGTGATTTTAAATAAAGATAATTTTCAGATTCTGCCCCAAAGGCATTTTTAAACTTAGGCATAGCATGTAATTCTATTTCATTGGCCTTATCGTAAACCGTAGGATAAATAAGAGACGCATTACCTTTGGGTGACAACCAATCAACAGATTTACCATTACTATGTAAACGTGGAACGGAATGGCGATAACGCTGAGTTGATAAACCCGCTAAATAATCGTCAACATTTCCAGCGCCAACTGAAATATTTTGCGTAATATGAATTTCTTTAATAATGGCACCGTTAGATGTCCATTTTTGACGAGTGGCGTCAGGTGTTTGGCAAGGTAATAAACGAGTGCAGCGAGTGAACTCAGGTAGATTAAGCTGGCGACAAATTGAGTTATAAACCGAAACGCAAGAATCAACAGTGGGTAAACCAAAAAGATTGTCCAGACGATCCCATCGTGATGGATTGCCCGAAAACTTCAAAACTGAACCGCGAATCTGAACCAATATGGTATCGCAAAAACTGCCCTTGTGGAGAAAAGGGGCTTGATTGATAGAACTGCTCTCCCCTGTCTCGATACGAATACGCTGATAGCCCACATCCGCCAAGAATGGTAAATCAAAGCCAAAATCCTGTTCTATCGTTAACCAATCAAAAAACATAGGTAAGCATCCATACAACGCAATGGTGCAAATATACAACCATGAAAGCAGGTATGCAACTGAATGGTGTAAAGTAAGCAGATATGAATCACAAGGTGATGAAAATGACGCACATAGGCGACAATATTAAGCGCATACGGAAAGAGTCAGGGATTAGTCAACAAGAACTAGCTGAAAGATGTGAGGTATCAAAATCACAGATTTCAAGAATGGAAAGTGGCGAACAAACAAACCCTCAAATACAAACTGTTGTGGCTATAGCGACAGCATTAAGCGCATCACTGGACGAGATCGTATTTGGTGAATCACCAGAAACAATGACATATATGTCAAAAGCTATAGATGAGTTGCCAGAAGGCGACCGAGCAACGTTAAAGAAGTTAATCAGAGGGTGGATGCTAATAAGCCACACTGAAAAATTAGAAAAAGAAAAGTAGGAGTACACGGATAAAAGTACGGGTAACCATACCAAAGTTCGGGTGTCACTAGAACCCGAACCGCTTCGCGGCCATAAATTGCTATAAGTAAATTTTGTCTTCGACCGTTAGGCTAAAAACGCGCTGGAAGTAATGCGAAAAGAAAAAAGCGGCTTAGCAGGACGAAAAATCACGGGAAAAGCGCCCGCTTACAAGCGTAACGCTCCGCTACCGTCAAGGCTGCGCCTTAACAATCCCTTTCTTACCGACCCAATCAGTTTGGCCGTCAGGCTCGATAGAGGTGGCCTTATAACGAGCAATGAGAGCTTTAACATCATCAACACACCCAAGAGGAACCCTAACCATTAAAGTTTTTTCGGTTTTTGGACGACCAGCACCGGCACGAACGCCACCATGTTTAATTTCAGGCATTGAATGAAGCCTCCAACCAAAGACAAATCTCTTTGCGTATTTGCGCTGGCGTAGCGTTATCAGGTACGTAAATGTTTTGGTACTTGTCAGGTGTAATAACGATGTAATTTGAGCGTGCCTCCCAGTAGAACTCGATATTCCCAGACCAATCACACCATACACAACTTTTTGTATTCTCTTTGAAGTTCAGTTCTGATTGTTTCATGATTTTCCCCTTGAATTTGGTATACAGTAATCATAACACAATCTTGATTAATGTATACATATATCTAGTGAAAAGATGAATTATTTTTAAAGGTCGGGAATCGAATTTGCCGCGCACAATGAAGATTATATTAAACTCGCCCGAGGCGTCCCTCGATGCTGCGCATTGTATCGAGGGCAGCAGTTAAACATGAATCTACGGTCACATTGTGCGCAGCTTTATATGGAAGGGATTAGATGTGCCGATAAGTGTTGTGGTAATTGATCTTCGGGATGAAAATCTTTGAACGAATGA